ATCTATGATGGATTATAGTGAAGGCAGTATTCATGATAGTATTAATAATCAAAAATCAGATTATGCTTTTGCAGTACTTGATGGTTATTACTCAGGTGATACTTCTAAACTTATAAATACTTATAGTAATAATAGTCTTGTTTCATCTAGTACTAGAGGTTTGACTAAAACTGAACAACGACTAGATATTAAACCTAATTTTGTTGTAGAAAACATTCTTAAAAATGACATTATTGACTATAAAGATATAGAAGGAATTGATGCTCAATTAGCAATATTAGAAAATCCTGATATTAAACCAGAGAAATTTATTAAAATTAAACATGCTATGGGTCACTCCTTTAAATATAACCCAATATATAATGACTGGGAAAAAAGAGTTGAGACTCTTAGAACTGTTAAAGGTGTGTATGATGATTTGAGAAAAGGTAAGAGTTTTGAAACTAGACCTAATAGGACTTATTTATTAAACATCTTGTCTCGTCAATACAGATTTGATAAAACTGGTAAACAAACTGGTAATGAGGTAGATTTATTTAATACACCTTTCTACACCATAAACAACTCATGGATGGAACAACATGGGGATAAATATATTGGTGCTAATAAGAAAACAATTCAACAATTAAATAAACAAAAAGATGAACATTTACGAGAAAAAGCAAAAGAGTATCTTGGTATTAAATAATGACTGATTCAGCAAATCCTCTTCGTTCTATGGACGAACCCACTGATGACACGTTTAAGGAGATACTTGATACTGGTAAAGATTTTCTACAACAAAACAGATTAGTAGAACAACTAGAACAAGCATCTCAACAAGTACCAGATGTTGGAATGTTAGCAGACAACCCCGCACAGGCTCTACAAGATGTAGTATCAGTACCTTTAGGTGCAGCTGTGGATGCGGTAGAGAGTGTAGGATCATTTCTAGATCTTAGCGGTGATACCTTTACAACTGCTGCTAATACATTATTTGGATATGGACAACCAGATGAAGAAAACCCATTTGCTAAAAATTATAAAAAAGGTAACTGGATAGATATACCAGATAGATTTACACCTGAGACTAAATCAGGTTTGGGTAAATTACTTAGAGGTCTAGGTGAGTTTGGTTTATTAGCTGTAGCTACATCAGCAACTGGTGGAGCTTTAGCCCCAGCCCTTGGGGGAGCTGTAAAAGCTACAGGTACTGGTACAAAGCTATTAAGTATGGCTTCTAAGTTTAAAGCTGGTAGTAGACCTATTCAGTTTTTAACCAGTCCTAAAATGCAAAAAATTGGTAAGATAGCAGGTGAGGGTGCTGTAGCTGATTTTATAATGAATGATTCTGAAGAAGCTAACATAGCTAATCTCGTGAATCAGTATGCTCCTATGATACCTTTTTCTGAAGCATTACAAATTAATGAAGAGGACAACCCTTGGTTTGCTAGAATTAAGTCAGTTACAGCTGGAGCTGGAGCTAACTTAGTAGGGCATGCTTTAGTAGGTTTTCTTAAAGGTAAAGTATTTGCTAAGAAACGAGCTAAAGAATTAATAGAAGAGCAAAAGTTACTAAGTGGTTCTGACCCTAAATTATTAAAAGGTGGTACAGATGCGTTAGGTAAAGGCTTTGTTATTAAAGATTTTTATGCAGATGTTATCAATAGAGCTAACAACGAAGGTACTGCAGTAGCTCAAAAGTATATTAGAAAACAAATAGATCAGGATGGGATTCATAACAAAGAATTAGCTGATTTTAATTATAATGAAGGTAAAGGTGTACGTGCTGATGTAGATTATTTAGATCTATATTTAAGAAAGTATTTACATGAAGGTGACTATGAGGAAGCTCAAAGGTTACTTGCGGGAGAAAAACTAAAAGGAGATGTAGTAATTAAAGGTGATCCTGCAGAAGGTTTTCCAGATAGAACTATTAAAGAACAAGATCGTATTGTAGATACTCGTGGTAAAGGTACATATTTTCATGGTACATCAGTAGAAATAGATAGGTTAGATGGCCCTACAGATGCTAACTATTATCAAGAAGGTGGCCCAGGATTATTTGGATATGGTTTTTATACTACAGATGATATAATTACAGCTAATAAATATAAAAATAAAAAAAGAAAGAAAGTAGAAGCTGAGTTAAGTAATCCTTTAATCTATCAAACTAGGAAATTACAAGATGTAAAATTTTATGATCTTGATGTCCCTATGACGAAGACTGCTCCATTCGGTATGAATGAAGCTCTTAAATGGATAGATGAACAAATAGCTAAAGTTTCAGCTAATGACGTTGATGGTGACATGAGTAATATTTTTAGTGACACTTTAGACCTTGTAGGTAGAGATGGTTCGTTAGCTGATTTTATTAGAACAAGTCGTAAAATTGCTTGGGAAGACTATGATATGGATGCGTGGGAACATGCTGAGTATATTTTAGAGGAAATTCAACAAAGATTACAAAAATCAGGATTTGGTGGATATACACATCAAGGTGGCTTGTATGCTGGTAAAGGTAAGCGTATGCACCAAGTACAAATATATTGGGATCCTAGAAATCAAATTGAATTAGGTAAAACATCTACTGAAACAGCTACATTACAAGATTATATTGATCTTGCATTAGCTAAAGGTAAAGCTGGAGGCGATACTTGGCTACCAGAATTAGGTAAAAGTAGTAAACAAGATGCAGTTGATAGGTTACGTAAACCAGATCCTGCTGTTAACCCTAATAAATTTGGTGAATCAGAAAAAGCTACAGAGCGTATTGATACTGACAGTAAGAATATTTACGCAGAAAATTTAAACGAAGCTACATTAAATAGAAAGGCTGGTCGCAGACCTGTTGGTTCTACTACTATGGCTACTGAACCTTCTATAAGAAGGATGACAAATGATGACCGTTCTCTACGTAAGTTTATTACAGAGATAATGGACAACACAGTTGAATCATCATTTAGGCAAATTGATAATGCTCAACCTTGGTCTGACCACTTAGATACTATATTTCAAAAAGCTAAAGAAATAAATGATATAATAGGTGTTGGTGGAGAAGAAGGTCTTAGAGCTTTAAGACGTTATCTTAATGCAGATTTAAGTGGTAAAACTAACCTTAAGGTTGATGATATAACTGGTAGAAAAAACTTTATTTTTTGGGATTTTGACGGAGAAAAAATAGTTACTATAACTCCACAAATGAAAAATGCTTTGACTATAGCTATACATTATAATCTACGGAAAGCAGCTGATATTGGTACAGGAGTTACAATGCTTCCTAAAGGTGCTAACGCAACTAGACAAGCTATTAATATACTTGACCATTTACAGATAGCAATGGTTGAGTTAAAGAACATATCTTATATGACAGGTAATGCTTTGCAAGCACAACGTGGAGATGGTATATTTCCACAAGCTGCTAGAGCTAGGCACATTAAACGTCTAAAACAGATTAAACAAGAAGAAAAAACTTTTACACAAAATTTAAAAGATTTACTAGAAAAAGGTGATAAAAGAGGAGCTAGACAACTATCTGAGATATATGCTATTACCGATGGTAATGTAAGATCTCTTAGCATGATGCAATCCTATCTAAAAGCTAGGTTTGGTTTTGGTGGTGTAGTTGATGGTAATAAGATTAATTCACAACTGTTACGAGAGTTGTCTTCTGTTTACTATAGTTCTATTCTAAGCTCACCTAAAACGCCTATAAGAGCTGTTGTAGGTACAAACCTTATAACTGTACTCCGACCATTCCAAATGTGGGCTGGAGCCAATCTGCCAGGTAGAGTAAATAGAGAACAATCAGCTTTAGCTGCTGCAGTTATTGATGGTATTGGTAAAGCTTATTCTGAAAGTTGGAAGATTTTTAAACATAACTGGGATCAAGGTGTACATAATCAACGGTTATCATACACAGGACGTTTTGACCTGCCAAATGACTTGAAAAATTTTCAGAGATTAGGTAAATATGCAGAAGAATTTGGTACTGATAGTGAAAAGACTATGTATCAAGTCATTAATAGGTTAGTTAGACTAAACACAAACCCCTTTATGCGTTACTCACAGAACATTATGGGGGCAGGTGATGCTGCTGCAAGGCATGTTATAGGGCGTTTTACTGCTCGTATCAGAGCTGCACAAGAAGGAATAGATAAAGGTATACCTCTTGATAACTTAACTGACTATGCAAAATCACAAGAACAGAGATTTATTGACCAAATTTTCCAATTAGATAAAGATAATCAGTATGTAGTAACTGATGGTGCAGCATTAATGGCTGGTCGAGAAGCTACTATGACAAAAGATGTAGAAGGTTGGGCTAAAGCCTTTGAATCTTTATCATCTAATCCAGTAGGTATGTTGTTTTTCCCGTTTGTAAGAACTGGATATAACGCTGTACGTTTAACAGTACAACACACACCTCTAGAAATGATGCAAAGAAGGTTTAAAGACATTAGAGATGGTGTCAATCTAGAGAAATATGGACTCACAGCAGCTGATTTACCAGCTGAAAGGGCATTACAAGACGGACGAATTGCTATGGGATCTACTATAGCAAGTATGGCGTTTATAGGTGCTATGACAGGTAGTATTTATGGAGATGTCCCTCGTGATAAAGAGATGAGAGACTTATGGAAGATGGAAGGTATCAGACCACATACTATGCGTATTGGTAATACTATGTTTTCCTATAGAGACCTCGAACCTTTTAACACTATTATAGCTACAGCAGCAAACCTTGCTAATTATCAGCATGCGTTAGATGAAAACATAAGAACTGAGATGTTTGAGACTCTTAGTTTTATGGCAGCTGCAACTCTTGTAGATAAATCTATGCTTGCAGGTGTAGAAGACTTAGCAGCTGTATTAGATCCAGAAGGATTAGCTAATAAAGGTGGTAGATTAGTTTCTAAAACCCTTAGATCTGCATTACCTTACTCAGGTTTACTAGGTAGTATGGGTGATGTGTTAGATGCTAACCAGAAAGAAGCTAATAATATGTGGGAAATGATGATAAGACGTGATGCAATGTTTAAATCTACCATACCTCCTAAGTATGATATGTTAGCAAAAGATAGATCTGGCAAGAAGTTAGAGATGCCTGGAGCTAATCCTTTGATGAGAACATTTAATCTATTATCCCCTGTAGCTGTTACTAATACATCAGGTGATCCTGTAAAAACTATGCTATATGAAATAGGATATAACTTACCAGAGGTTACTAAAACATACAAAGGTTTACGTTTAACATCGACTGAAAGGTCTATGATGTCTAAATATATATCTATGAGTAGTTTACGTAAGAATCTTGAAAGAATTATGCTAGATCCTAATGGCTCATTCCAAACAGGATATAAAGAGTTTAAAGCTCTTGGGTTAACAAGACGAGCTGGGTATAGAGTGGAAGACCAGAAGTTTTATAAGATGATACAAAAAGAATTTAGGAAAGCAAAGAAAGAAGCATATACAAGAATGAAGCAAGAGAACAGTGAAATAGCTAACAAGTTAAAAGAACAAGAGCGTAAAAGACGTTCTGGAGCTTTAGGTAATTATGACACTATTAAATATTTGATTGAAGATTTTCCAAAATAAGCACCAATCCTATACATTGATTATCAATGGCAGTTACAACTAAAAAAACTTTCGCTGCTACGTCTAATGCAACTACAACTGTATTTACGCCAGTCAGCATACAACTGAATAACCAAGATGATCTAGATGTTTATGTCACATTGTCGGGTGGTACTAGAGTGCTACAGCTACGCCAGTCTACTGGTAGTACTGCACAATCTAGTCACCCACAGGTGAATAATACAGATGGATTATACTTCCCTGCAGTTTCAGCAAATACAACTTTATACAACTACACACTATCCAGCGATAATAATACAATTACATTTAACTCTGCACTACCTAGTGGGGCAGTAGTATTTTGTGAACGTAGAACAAGAGATGAAGACGGTACATATACAAGCTTTGCCAGTGGTAGTACAATTAGATCTATTGATCTTAACAACTCAGCACAAGAATCGAATTTTACAGCACAAGAAGCTAGAAATAAAGCATTAGAAATAGAAGGAGCACTGTTTGATGGAGATGCAATATCTTCTAATTATATTACTTCAGATAATATAGTTGACGGTTCAATACAAACAACTGATATAGCAAACGATGCTATAACTAACGCTAAAATAGCAAATGACCAAATAGATTCAGAGCACTATGTTGACGGTAGTATAGACTCGCAGCATATTGGGACTGGACAAGTTCAACATGGTAATTTAGCAAACAACTGTATAGATGGTGATAACATACAAGATGATGTTATTAACTCTGAACACTATGCAGCTGGTTCTATAGATACTGAGCATATTGCAGATAGTCAAGTAACTACTGCTAAAATTGCAGCAGATGCTATTAATGGCACAAAAATAGCTGACAACAGTATAAATTCAGAGCATTATGTAGATGGCTCTATAGATCATGAACATTTAGCTAATGATGTAGTAGATGGAGATAATATAGCTGATGATTCTATTAACTCAGAACACTATGTTGATGGGTCTATAGATACAGCTCATATAGCTGACTCACAAGTTACAACAGCAAAAATAGCTGATAATGCAGTCACTTCAGCTAAAATTCTTGATAATGCTGTAACTTCTACTAAATTTGGTAATGGTAGTATAACTACAGCCAAGATTGCAGATGCAAATGTTACTACAGCAAAAATAGCTAATGATGCAGTCACTTCTACGCAAATAGCAGACAACACTATTGTAGCAGGAGACATGGCTGATTCTGCTGTAACAGAAGCAAAGATAGCTGATGATGCAGTCACAACAGCAAAGATTGCAGATTCTAACGTAACTACAGCAAAAATTGCAGCAAATGCTATAACAGATGCTAAGATAGCTACAGGTACATTAGATGGTAGATACTTTACTGAAAGTGAATTAACTGGTGGTGCTCTTGATGGTAGATACTTTACTGAAACAGAATCAGACGCTAGATATTTTAACATAAGTTCTGGAGAAACCATTAAAGATGGTGATACGTTTCCTGATAACGATACTACGATTGCAACAACTGCAGCTATCAACGATAGAATTATTGACATTGTAAATGATGTCGGTGGTTTTGACATTCTAGCTGATGAACAAAGTTTTCCAAACTCTAATCCACAAGGACAGGCTGGATCGGCAGCTGTATTAAGTATTAAAGCAGCTAGTACAGCGTTGACTCCTAGTGGTACAACAGTAACAATATCTAATGGTAACTTAGCAAACAATGCTAATATTACTATAACTGGTGTAACATCTACCATACCTCAAGATTTTGGATTTTTAGTAGAATCTACAAGCACACTGCATACATATACGTTTCACAGATTAGTACCAAAAGCAACAGAAGTTACAACTGTAGCTGGTAATATAACTAATATAAATGCAGTTGCAAATAATGCTTCAAATATTAACTCTGCTGTAAGCAATGCGTCTAATATTAATTCTGCTGTAAGTAATGCTTCTAACATTAACTCAGCGGTTAGCAATGAATCAAATATAAATGCTGCTGTTAGTAATGCTTCAAATATTAACTCAGCAGTAAGTAATGCTACTAATATTAACTCTGCTGTAAGTAATGCTACTAATATTAATACTGTTGCTACAAACATAACAAACGTAAACAGTGTAGCAAATGCTTTAGATTCTACACAGACATTTACAGTTACTGTACAAAATGTCAGTGGTAGTAATAAGTATTTTATTGACGGTGTACAGACTCCTGTTTTATTTTTAGCTAGAGGCTCAACATATATATTTAATTTAGCTGATAATACTAATACTAACCATCCTTTATTATTTAAAAATGCATCAGATGCAGCTTACACTACAGGAGTTACAACAAGTGGTACAGCTGGTAGTTCGGGTGCTACCGTAACTATTGTTGTTGCAGACAACGCTCCTAGTTCATTAAAGTATTATTGTGGAATACATGGCAATGCTATGGGTACTACTATTACTGTTGTTGATGACCGTGTTGATGTAGTTGCTACAAATATTACAAATGTTAATAACACTGGAAATTCAATAGCAAATGTTAATACTGTTGCTAGTAATATTACTGATGTTACTAATGTTTCAACTAATATTAGTGATGTCAACAATTTTGCTGATGTCTACCAAATTGCTACTAGCAACCCATCAACTAGAGCTGATGGTTCAAGTTTGGTAGAAGGAGATTTGTATTTTAATAGTACTGCTAACGAACTTAAAGTTTATAATGGTGGTGCTTGGCAAGGTGGTGTAACAGCTAGTGGTAACTTTGCAGTTTCAACTGGTAATACATTTACTGGTGATAATGTTTATAATGATAATGCTAAATTAAAACTTGGTACAAGTTCAGACTTAGAAATATTCCATAATGCTAGTGATTCAATAATTAATGATACTGGTACAGGTAACTTAAAAATACAAACTGGTGGTAATACAAAACTAGAAGTACAATCTGGTGGTATAGGTGTAACAGGTAATATCACTGTATCTGGTACAGTTGACGGTATAGACATAGCTACAGATGTTGCAGCTAACACAGCTAAAGTAACCAACGCTACCCACACAGGTGACGTTACAGGTGCTACATCTTTAACAATAGCTAATGATGCAGTTACTACAGCTAAGATTGCAGATGATGCAGTTACACAAGCTAAGATTGCAGATGATGCAGTTGGTGCGGATCAATTAGCTAGTAGTGCAGTCGTAACAGCTTCTATCGTAGATGCAAACGTAACAACAGCTAAAATAGCAGATGCAAACGTAACAACAGCTAAGATAGCTGCCCTAAATGTTACTACAGGAAAAATTGCTAATGATGCGATTACAAACGACAAAATAGGTGCTGATGCAGTAGATCATACTGAAATAGCTGACAATGCTGTTAGGTCAGCACATATTGCTGCAAATGCAGTTACAGCATTAGAAATAGCAAATGACACTATTATTGAAGGAAATATTGCTGATGATGCAGTAACTGCTGACAAACTTGCTGATACGACTGTTACTGCTGGTAGTTATGGATCATCTACAGCTATACCTGCTCTTACAGTTGATGCTCAAGGTCGTATTACAAGTGCAAGTACAAACTCAGTTAACACAACTACAAATTTAGTCGCTACTACTAGTACAACTGATGTTACAGTACAAAGTAGCTCAGGAAGCAATGCAATCATAGGTGAGGCAAACAGTACTGCTGCTGGAGTTATGTCTGCAACGCACCACGACAAACTTGATAATATTGAAAGTAATGCTACCCAAGACCAAACTGCTTCTGAAATACTTACACTTGTTAAAACTGTAGATGGTGCAAGTAGTGGATTAGATGCAGATTTACTAGACGGTCAACATGGTTCTTACTATGCTACAGCTCATAGTCATCCGTATGCATCAAGTAGCCATAGTCACAGTTATGCTGCTACGAGTCACACTCACAGTTATGCTGCTTCAAGCCATAGCCATAGTTATGCTGCAACAAGCCATAGCCATAGTTATGCTGCAACAAGTCACAGTCACTCTGGTTACTCAGGTACTTCCCATAATCATGACAGTTCCTATGCAGGATCATCTCATAATCACTCATATGCAGCTACCAGTCATACTCACACTGGAGCACAAGTTACTTCGGCTGTAGCACACGCAAATGTATCTGACTATGCTACTTATAGAAATGGTACTAGTTATGGTTTAGTATATTCTTCTAGTAATAGTGTACATGACCTTGCTCATGGAGGTAATTACCTACACGTTGGTACAACTTCTGGTGGATTTGGTGTGTACTATAACGTATCTGATGCAACACTAAAACAAAATATAACTGATACAACATATGATGCAACTTCAGTAATTAAAAATCTAAGATTTGTAGATTTTGATTGGAAAGAAGACAGTGGATTTGATACTACTAAAAGAGAGACTTGTGGTGTTATTGCACAAGAAGTCGAAACACTAGATAATAGTTTTACATTTCAGAGTAAAGATCCAATAACTGACGAACTAGGAAAAACACAACTTGTTCCTGTAAAATTTATGACTGTATCTGCTAAAGCTATACAAGAGTTAATTACAAAAGTAGAAACTTTAGAAACAAAAGTAGCTGCATTAGAGGCTGGTTAAATGGAACTACCAGTTCTATATTTACCTGATGCTTATGACTTTCCAAACTTTGAGTTTGAATTACCTATAGGAGAAATACCACAGTATACTCCTTTAGTAGTTCCACCTAGTGATTTAAGAGCACCAGAAGGAGTTAAATCTCAAACTATAGCTGAATCTGAAGCAGAAACTAATACCAATCAAACAGCTGGTATAAAGCAGGTAGATATACCCATTATTAATGTCCAAATGCCTGTGCCTGAAAGTGAAATATTAATTACAGCTGGAACTACAGCAGTAATTTCTGTAGCTGCCACTCTTACTGCTACCGCAGTTTTTAAATGGTTAGTTACAGCTATGAAACCAATATTAAAAACAACATGGAAGAAGATAAGACAACCAAAACCAAAGGTTTCTTAGGTAAAGTAAAAGATATAGCTGAAGATAAAGAACACCAGATAGAATTTCTTGGAACAGTAGTCAGACTAGGCGTTGTTGTCTGGTCTGGTTTTATCATTACGATGAACTACGTTGATATTCCAATGGTAAAGAAATCTGGTAACTCAGATATTACTTTTGTGGCCAGCGTATTTACAGGAGCACTCGCCACATTTGGCTTGACGACTGGAAAAAACGGGTCTAACAAAACCCCAACAAATTGCCCAATGGCAAAACCAACAACAACTAAACCAAAACAATGAAGAAATGGATTCTTCTCTTAGCTCTGCTTGCACCCGCAGTCGCAAGAGCAAACACAATAACCCCCAACTTTACCCAGGGGAGTATGAACAGTACGACAACAACAACCCAAACTGTAAAAGAAGTCAAAAAAACACAAACCTTTGGATCAGCAGTCAAAAGTTGGTCTGGAAGCAATGTCGAACCTTCTTCAAACATTACAGCAGCAGATACAACATTTTCCGTCAAAGACGTAACCAAACCTTGGAACATGGAAGTAGTAACAAGAGCTGCTGGACTAGTAGAACAGATAGACGCAACAACAGATTGGACTATAAATACTACTACTACATCCTTATCAGTCTTCTCACAATAAGTCCTGTTTTAGCAGAAGAACCAGAAGTTACAAATCACTCCAACCCCGTAGCTGCTGCAACGGGAAATGTGACCAACAGTGCGGTGCAATTCCAGAACAATGGAACTTCGTCAAGACAGAATTATGGCAGTGGTATCTCATGTAACGGGGCGACTATGACTTTTTCACCCTTTTACATGGGAAACCATGTCAATCCATATTCTGAAAAAGAAGGTCTTAATGGACTACACCCATCTAGTTATCAGTTAAATGAGAACTGGGGTTTTCAAGTTAGCTTTATGGTTCCTCTTGATAAACGTGGTTTAGAGCAATGCAGAAGAATTGCTGCAAGACAAGAAGAGAAGATGAGGTTAGATCATGAGCTGGTACGTGCTCTTAAATGTGCCGAACTACAACAAAAAGGTTTTACCTTTAGACCTGAGACCCGTGTTGCACACATGTGCTCAGACGTAGTACCTATTCAATCATTATTACCCAAACCAAATGTTAGCACTACTAAAACCAATCGTTTTAACTTTCTTAAAAAGTGACAAATTTAAATTATTTGTTGTTGATTTATTAGAAAAGTTATCCAAAGAAAGCGATAATGACCTTGATGACAAGGCAGTAGAATTTATTAAACGAGGATTAAAAGTTGAGTAAAGTTCAACGTATACCCCGCAGAGCTGGGGAAGATGAGTTTAATGAACTACATAAGTTAGTTACAACCGAACTCATTGCAAGAATACGCAGTGGTGAAGCCACTACTGCTGACTTAAAAGCTGCTTCTGACTGGTTATACAAGAACGACATTACAGGTGTGGCATTTGACACATCACCATTGTCACAACTAGCCGACATTATGCCTAGTGTCGATTTTGATACAGTCCAGAAATCGGTAATTAAACATGGCTCCTAAAACAGCTAAAAACCCAAAAAAAACTGCACGATTTTACCGTGATAATCCTAAGTCAAGGGCGAAGAAAAATGCAGCTCAACGAAAGCTCAACAAAAGCCCAGAAAACAAACAATATCGTGCTGAACTCAATAAAGCTCGTAGAAAAGCGGGTGAGTATGGCAAAGGGGGTAAAGATTTTTCACACACTAAATCAGGAAGATTAGTACGAGAATCCCCTTCTAAAAACAGAGCTAGAAATCGAAGCAAAAAATGACACCAGTACTTCCTACTTATAAACATTACACACAAAACTTAATAGTCATGACATCAGCAGACGCTAAACGGTTATGGAGAAAAGCTATTAAGGAGGCAAACAACTATGAATGTATCTATTGCGGACAAAAACATCATGAATATGATCTTACCATTGACCATGTACATCCCCGAAGTTTGGGAGGTGATACCAATACTTGCAACTGTGTTCCCGCCTGTAGACGATGTAATCAACAAAAAGGAAGTAACAACTGGTTAACGTGGTTTAGGGATAACTTCCCACCAAACCCATTTAGAGAAAACCTAATCTTAAATTGGATTAAATGAATAAATTATTTAACCCTAACAAGTTATTATTACAGGAACTCAAAGACATAGCACAAGCTACACCTAAGCCCTTACGTTGGGCTATGGTGTGGTTTTTATTATGGGTAGAACCTCAATACGTGGACTACAAAGCCAGAAAAGCTGTAGATGACGCTCTTGAAGATTACCATAAACTATGTGATTTTTGTGAAGAATGGCGTAATGAACCTAGTGTTAAAGTTATCCCTTCTGACGTGAAGGGTTTACAAGACATGAGTATTAATGTAAATTATGACACAAACCCCAACAGTTCCGACTGCGACATATAATAAAAACAACCGATTAACTGATTTTTTAAAAGAATCTGAAGGATTTAGACCAGAACCTTACTTAGATCAAGCTGGGTTACCAACTATAGGTTATGGTAATAGGTTTTATGACGATGGTACTCCTGTAACAATGGAAGATTCTGCAATAACAGAGGAACGTGCTACTGAACTACTTAATAATTATGTAGGGCAAGTAGAAAGTCGTATTAGCCAAATGCCAGGATATGACAAATTAAATCCTAATCAACGAGATGCTATTGTATCTTTTGGTTATAATTTTGGAGCTAACTTTATGGATGATAAAGAAGGTTTTGGCACTATGACTAAAGCTATAAATAAAAATGATGTTAAAGGTATACAGGAAGCATTTCCTCTTTACGTAAACGTAGAAGACAAAAATGACCCAAGAGGTTACAGTGAGTCTGAAGGTTTAGTAAACAGACGTAATGCAGAAATAGATTTATTTAATGAACCTTATAAAATTACTAGACAAAAACCTGTATCAAAGTATAGCCCTTATGTAATTGACAGATATGGGTATTGAATCAAAACTTCATGAGGATTTTAGATACTTTTTAACTGCTGTGTGGACACACCTTAGCTTACCAGCTCCTACAAGAGCACAGTTATGTATAGCGGAGTATCTCCAAAATGGCCCAAAACGACTACAAATCCAAGCCTTTCGTGGTGTCGGTAAATCTTGGATTACTGCTGCTTTCGTTCTTTGGACGTTATTTAACGACCCTGATAAAAAGATCATGGTTGTATCGGCATCTAAAGATAGAGCTGACAGTTTCTCCATATTCTGCCAACGACTAATACTAGAAGTGCCTTGGATGGCACAGCTAAAGCCTAAGAACGATGATCAGAGATGGTCACGTATATCATTTGACGTAGGGCCAGCAGCCCCGCATCAAGCCCCCTCAGTTAAGTCTGTAGGTATTACAGGACAGCTAACTGGTTCTAGGGCAGATCTAATGGTACTCGATGACGTAGAAGTACCAAACAATAGTATGACGGAGCTACAACGTGAAAAACTTTTACAGCTTGTTACTGAATGTGAGTCTATTCTTACTCCTAAACGTGACTCTCGTATTATGTTTCTCGGCACTCCTCAGACGACATTCACTGTATATAACAAGCTAAGGGAACGTAGCTACAGACCATTTGTATGGCCAGCTAGATACCCCCGCAAAACTGCTATGTATGACGGATTGTTAGCACCTCAGCTACAAGCAGACTTAGACAAAAATAATTTAGCATGGGAACCTACAGATACACGTTTTAAAGAAGGTGATCTACTCGAAAGAGAGGCATCTATGGGGCGTAGTAACTTTATGTTGCAGTTTATGCTAGATACTACCTTATCTGACGCAGAAAAGTTCCCGTTAAAGTTTGCAGACCTAATAATTAACCCTGTTAATCCAACACACGCACCCGAAAACATAATATGGTGCTCTAACCCAGAAAACATGGTCAAAGACTTGCCGTGTGCGGGGCTTCCAGGGGACTATTATTATAAGCCAATGCAGGTGCAGGGAGAGTGGAAAGAATATAGCGAGACCATTTGTAGCGTAGACCCCTCTGGAAGGGGCTCAGATGAGACTGTAGCATGCTTCCTATCACAGTTGAATGGATTCATATACCTACACGAAGTATACGCTACTAGAGACGGTTACAGCGACAATACATTATTAAACATATTAAAGAGGTGTAAGAAGTATGGTGCGAGTACATTGCTCATCGAGAGTAACTTTGGCGATGGTATTGTATCAGAGCTATTCAAAAAACACTGTCAAACGACCAAAACACACATCAACATAGAGGAAACCAGAGCAAATGTCAGGAAAGAAGATCGTATTATTAGTAGCCTTGAACCTGTCTTTAATCAGCATAGGCTTGTTGTGGATCCTGCCGTCATTAAATGGGATTATAAAAGTAATGAGGATGAGGCGACTGAAAATAGATTCCAATATATGCTTGCTTACCAAATCAGCAGAATGTGCCGAGAAAAAGGAGCTGTTAGACACGATGACAGAATCGATGCCCTCGCCCAAGGCGTTAAATGGTATACAGATGCCTTAGCACTCTCAGCAACAGAACAAATAAAAGACAGAAGACAACAAGAGTGGATAGACCACCTAGAGGCTTGGATGGATGATCCTCAAGCAGAAGCCAACCATATGGTTATGGGGATGGATTTAGACCAAAGAAGAGAGGCTAGAGGATCTACCAAAAGCCATACACACACTTGGATGTAAGCTAACCCCTACATAAGACACGGGGAAGTGGTGCTCCTCGTGGGTGGAAACAGCGGTCAAGAGGGTGAGAGGTCTAAAAGCCTCCCCCTCTTCTAACACGAGATTACTTTCGTGCTATATATAACCTCCTTCTACTACTCTCTAGCACCTACGTACAGTACAACCATGACAATACAACAAGTATGGTTAAGAGTGAAGAGAAGTAAATGGTACAAAAACTTCAGACGAAGTTTGTTACTAGATCGCTGGCCTACCTTAACCCAAAAACAAATGAAGATTGAGTTAGAAAAACAAAAACTTAACCGTATGTTGAAAACCAGATGAATAATAATATTATAAAAGGGGTATCAGCAGGACTTGGTACTATCTTTGTTGTTTCTAACTTTTATACAATTAGTTTATTAAGTAAGAAACCAAACTTACCTATGTTTAACCTACCTGTTAGTAAATACTCTACTTATGAAATAGAAGCTAGTAAAAAAGGCTATAAGATAAGGCATAAAATGCATGATCCTAAAATTATTGGATCAATAGAAACTAGCAAGAAACCAGCAGGTTTTTTAGGTGGTAGTAAAGCTACAGTAATGAAAGAAACACAAAGAATAGCTGGAGAAAAAGATATAACCGTTGTAACTAATGGTGATCTAACAGCAAAACAGATTGCGTGTATAGAGGAAAAGGCTAAAGGTGAATCTACAGGTAAGCTTATTGGTACATCAGTGGCTACAGGAACAGGATTGACAACATCGTTAGCTAATGTTCCTATGATAGGGTGGTTCTTAGCTGGCTTTGCTACTAATACAGCACAGAGAGAAGGTGGTAAGATAGGAGGAAACATGGCTTCTGAGTTTAATGAATGTTAAAAAAGTTATATTAGTATTACTTATACTACGTGTGGCTGCTCCTCTCAGCCTTGCAGGATATGTGTGGCACAGAAATAGGGGAAAAGATGTCTCCTTAAATTTTGACAAAATTGTTTGTAGGGATATACCGCTATGCGATTTGCGGTGACCCCCCTCATGCCCCGCTAGTACTGACGTACTGTCAAGAGTATTTATACCTATCTTGCGGGGACTTTTTATTTTTGCTGGTATGCTCACAATCATATTGACAACACTTTGAACTGTGTTAGCGGGGATGATTGCGGGGCTATATTACTTTATGTAAATGGCCAGACATCTGTCTATGACTAAAGTCTTGACACTATTTGTTTATAAGTTTTAATAGGTTATATATAAAGATTTCAGAATGTTAAGCAATGTTACATATTCCACAGTTACACTTATTAGATTGTCACATGCCAATTCTCTTACCGTTACATTCTAGACCATAGCTATAAATAAAAATTCACTATCATTGGCCCGAATCGAATTACTCTATATATATGTAAAAAGGACTGACTAAGTATTTATACTCATCTTTTAGTTTTATGGTTGACAGTGCCATTGATAGTTGATATTGTTAGGTCATCGAACAAATCACAAACTTATTAATCAAGTCACTCAATCAGTCAAAACTTAAAGACAAATAAATTGATACTTGACAAATAAAAATGATTTGCTAGATTTAAATCAAGTCAAACATCAAGGAGGTTTATTACTACTCATGACATACGCTCAGTTGAGCGTTAATGCAAGAGAGATAGTCGCCAAGTTTACACTAGCTACATCGCAAGAAGTACAGCTCGGTTGTGACTGGTATGCATCAGCTTTCCAAATCAGTTGCCGTATTGCTAACAAGTACGGTCTACGTCCCGAAGTTGCTGCAGGTGTCATCGCTGCATTATCGCCAAACAATCGCTGGGAGCGTAACATCATAGACGCTGAGGCCATCATCAAATGTTGGGCCGCAGGCGGTACAGATGAGGACATCCTGGCCGTGAAGGTTTGTACCTACACGAAAATGCAAGAGAAAGCACTTGACATCCTAAGATGGGGTCATTCAATAGTTGAGATTCTCAACGGCCCTAAAATCATCGAGTTCTTCAACTGCATCACTAACTCAGCTCTCAATGACGTATGTATTGACGGTCACGCCTATAGTGTCTGGTTCGGTCAACGTCTAACTATGAAGCAAGTGCCTAACATTGGTAAGAAGTTACGCCAACAAATCAAGGATGATTATGTTGATGCGACTAGCTTTATCAATGAAGAGCTTAACGAATCCTTTACAGCCGCTGACATCCAAGCTATAACATGGGTGACACACAAACGTATTCACAATGTCTAAACAATTAACTCTCATGCCATTCCTTGACGATTCCGTCATGACTGATCACAGCATCATGTGTGATGCCGTCAATGATCCCGTACTCTTATCCGTTCTTACAGATTTACATGACAGACACTACCAATTCCCCAGCCAAGAAGTCGAGCGATGGTATTTCGATACCGTCAAAGGACTCTCACGTACTCCCAGACGATGTGCGTAGAGCTATCCAATACTTAGAATACAGGCGACTACGCCACAAACATCCACACTGTTAATTCTCAATCATCACGCCCATGAAAGTACTCGTAGCATGTGAGTACAGCGGTGTAGTACGTGACGCATTTACCAAGCGTGGCCATGATGCTACATCCTGTGACTTCCTGCCATCGGACAGACCTGACGGTAAACATTACCAAGGCAATATGTTCGATCTCATATACCCGCACAATGTTTATGACTGGGATCTCATCATAGCCCATCCACCATGTACGCACCTTAGCGTCAGCGGTGCAGCTCGATGGGCTGAGAAGGTCAAAGATGGCCGACAACCTGCAGCTATACGGTTTGTTGAGCGTATCTGGGACTTGCATGATGCCACAGGTGTCAAGCTATGTATAGAGAATCCTGTTGGTGCGTTGTCATCACGTTCCAAGCTAGGCAAGGCCAGCCAGTATGTCCAGCCGTACATGTTCGGACATTCAGAACAGAAAAAGACTGGGCTATGGCTGCGTGGTTTACCCAAGCTAGAACCTACAGACTACGTAGATGTGTCAGGATTACCTAACAAAGTACGCCAACGTCTACATTATCTACCTCCGTCAAAAGACAGATGGAAACTACGTTCTACCACATTCCAAGGTATTGCCGATGCTATGGCAGCACAATGGGGTTGACGTTCTCCTCCAGCATGACTACAATGTTGGATGAGGGTCTCACCCTCCTGTTTCACCATCATTATCAACCGTATGCAACCAAAATCACGTACTTCAACATGTGTTAAGTCTATTGACGTAGACCCATTATCAGGCACAGCTATCGTTGAGTTCTTGACAGATACACGCTATGAGTACACCAACGTATCTCGTAGAGCTATCGCCAACCTACTTGCACAGCCTAACATGAGCTTAGGATTCTGGGTCAATGCCAACTGCAAACTCAAGAGTGTCAAGTGCAAAGAGATTACACCAGTCTCTATCTACAAACACAAGCTTGCCAAGGTGCGAGTCTTACAACAACCTGTACTCCCTAATGTCTAGCCACACAATGACTGTTACATTCGACAAGTCTGTATCCTCCTCCATATTGGAGGCAGGGTACAACTACAACCCAGCAGCTAACAACACTGTTACTGTAGAATTTGACCAAGATGGTAGAGACATCTACGACATACTCGAAGATGCTGGCCTTGGCCACCTATCAGATGAGGTAATCTACACCAACTACTATGCAGAATGTCTCTAAAAAATGCAAAGAATGTGGAGAAACCAAACTACTGGAAGAGTTTCCACTATTCAGCACTCAGGGAGCAGGTCGCAAGAATACTTGCAAACATTGCTCCAACAAACAAGCGACAGTCAGACGCAGACTGAGACGCAACCATCCTGTACCTGCAGCTGGCGACTGCCCTGCGTGTGGTAGGCATACCACCAAATGGGTTCTTGACCATGACCATAAGACTGACAAGTTTAGAGGTTACATCTGCGACTCATGCAACGTAGCCTTTGGCAAGTTTGACGATGACTCATCCACTATGCAACGCTCACTCAACTGGCTCCAATCACATGGCTAATTCCATCAAAACAAACATCACCCAACCAACAACTGACAAATACATCAAGACCTTTGATGTTACTGACGATCCTGTTGTTTACTCAATCCAACGTGTAAGTCCTTACAGCTTTGAGACTATAATTGTAGGTATCTTTGACACAAAAGAATCTGCATTATGTAGACTCAACCGCATGATGGATAGACCTCACGCTGACGAAGAGTTTAAGATTATGGTACACAATCTCAGGACACTCAAGCAAGAGGAGGATCTCAACTAATGGATCAATCAAAACTAACAGAATGGCTACTCGATAACGATTGTCCATTTGAGTTTGATGTTGTTGACGCTTACTGCGAATCAGTACATCTTTTATTTACTGACAAGGAGAAAGAATGACTGAGTACGATGACCTCATGAAACAAGCGGAGGAGCATAACAAGCAGCTCCACCGTACCAAGGACATCAATGTTGCCGACTGCCTGACATATCAAGACAGGGACGCAATAGCACAGATCATAGACAAACGTGTTGCCAAAGAATACGGTGACATGTATCCATTCAGATGGTCATTCTCCTGTAGCGGACACTTTATTTGTTAATTATGAGTACACCACACGCACAAGAACGCCTTGAAACTATCTTTGAAGAAGTCAAGGCAGCCTTCCCTTACTATGATGAGGACAAGCAAGCTGAGATCGCTATGAAGCGGTTTGATGAGGAGCTTGTATGAGACAGACTTATGAAGATCTAATTCTATTCTGGGTTATTCCTTTGAGCTTTTTCTCCATCATCGCAGCTGTTACACGTGACAACCCATCAGATTCTTTTAGAAACTCATTATCATGGCTAAACCAGACCCATTTAAAAATAGAATACGTGAACTCAACAAGTGGAAAGCCACTGACGAGCTAACTCAAGTCTCCTTTGATATGGGCCATGAAGCAGCCCTCACCTGGGATTTGCCCGCCTCGTATGTTTGTGTCGTCAGGGCAATGAAGACTGACGGCAAGATTGAGGAGCGAGCATATCGCCAAGCTAATGCAGCTAAACGGTACATGAAAAACTTACTTGTAAATGACCACGATTATGTAGTCATGACAGGTAATGCAATACTGGACACCTTATCTGACATCTTATGACACTAAACCCACATGACCTATCAGAATGTTTAGATCGACTAGGCTATTACATAGATGATGAGACAGGGGAAGTTTTTATAGAGCTTGACCCATGTGGCCCACCATCTATAGATAAGTTCTTAGTTACTCTAGCCTCGCAAGGCCAGCTAATTACCAAACGCAATGCAGCATATGAGTTAGGGTTCTATTTACCCAACTGGCAATGCTTCAGTAGCATGGAGGAGTACTGTAAAGTATTTCCTTACGAACAACAATGCAAACTTTATGATGACTAATTTGACACAACGCCAAATTGACCGTCTTGATGACTACGAATACTCACTCTTTCTCGCTTATGGTGACGCATACAAACCTACACCGACAATTTCTCCTAGAGCAGGAGGCAATCAACTGTGGGAAGCAAAGACTTCACGATTCTTTAGAGAAACTAGAAGGGAAATCCTACGCTTCCGCAAGCGTGTACGGGGTGTCATCAATCAGAGAAGCACTACCGTACTTAATCAAGACCGTTGAGGATACCTTTTACCGACTGAGTAAAGGACAAGCAGGTAAGTTCTATAAAGAGATCTCACTGCACCTTGACGAGCTGGAGCCGTTGGCTATTGCTACTATCCTATTGAAGGTGACATTTGACAGGGTATTCAGCACTAAAAGACAGGCTAACATACTCGTTCCAACTATGTCTGCCATTGGATCTGCACTTGAGACAGAATGTAAGTTTAGATGGTATAAGCATAATTACCCAGGACTTATGCACTATATTAGTGACAAGTATTTTCATGATGCCTGTGGCACAATGCAGAAACAAGTTATTGCCAGCAAGAAATTTGGTGAGCATGACATAAGATGGCCAGCATGGGGTACAAAGACAAAGGTATCTCTTGGTAGATGGGGTTTGACTGCAGTTATGGAGTCCACAGGATGGTTCACCATCAACAAACGCAAAACCCACCGCAAACGCTATGAGTACAAAGTTGTACCCACACCTGAGTTCGAGGCAAAACGTGACGAGCTGATTAAAACAGCTGAACTATTCTCTGGAATACCTTGGCCAATGCTAGTCGTACCAGACGATTGGGGCTATGATGAGGAGGGTAGTATCATCTATGGTGGTTACTTGACTAATCGTATGATGAGAGGTCACGATTTGACTAGAAAATCTAACCCCTACATTAAACACGGGGAAGCACCAATTAACTTTTTAAACAAGTTACAGCGGGTGAAGTACTGTGTAAATCGTCATGTACTGGAAGTAGCAGAGGAGATGAGGTTAAGAGGTAGAGTAATAGGTAAATTTATACCTATAGCTCCAGCTTACAAACCATCACGTCCTGCTGATGCTGATGATGATGCTAAGTCTAACTTGTCATGGAGAAGATCTATGGCTGAGGCTTACAATGCTGACCGTATCAATTTTAAAAGATCAGTCAGAACCAGAACACAATTAGAGGCAGCTGAGAAATTTAAAGATGAGTCGTTCTACCTATGTTGGTCATTCGACTACAGGGGAAGAGCATACCCCATCCCAGCCTTCCTCACACCTCAAGATACAGACTTTGGTAAAGCTATTTTAAACTTCGCTGATGAGTCTAGTGTGACAGATGAAGCAGAGTTATGGTTGTCTTTTCAAGTAGCCACAACTTATGGTTTAGATAAAAGCACACTAGAGGACAGACATCAATGGGTGTCTGAGAATATCGAGCTTATCACTAAAGTTGCTACTGACCCAGTTAGATATTTGTCTGAATGGGAAGAGGTAGATGAGCCTTGGCAATTTATGTCAAGCTGTCATGAATACTACCACTGTTGTATTGCTAAAGATAAACCTACTACAGGTCTAATGGTGGCTGTTGATGCCACGTGCTCAGGATTACAGATCCTTGCAGCTTTGGCAGCAGACAAGAGCACAGCTGAACTTGTTAATGTAGTACCTAGTGAAAAACCTAGTGATGCTTACAGAGCAGTAGCTGAAAATGCTAAACAGTTTCTCCCAGATTACATGCACTCGTGGATGAATCGTTCCGTGTGCAAACGCACCGTGATGACAATTCCCTACAATGCTACTAAGGATAGTAGTCGCAAGTACATACGTGAGGCATTACTTGAAAAGGGTATCAATCCTACAAAGGATGAGTTAACACAGGTTGTCAATGCTATTTACAGTAGTATGGACAGTATCGTGCCTGGCCCAATGAATGTGATGCGATGGATAAAAAAGCATGTCGGACTTTACATCAGAAATGGTGCTAAAGAAGTTGAGTGGGTAACACCATCTGGTTTCACAGTCAATCAAAAAAGAGATGACATTGAGACACAGATCATGGAACTACAGCTGTTAGGCAGGACTCAAGTAAGAATACCTACTGGTAAATCTACACCTAGTCCTATCAAACATAAGTCTAGTACTGCCCCCAATTATATACATTCATTCGATGCTTCGATCCTTCACAGATCTTTTAATCAATTTGATGAACCATTCACAGTTATCCATGACTCAGTTCTTTGCAGAGCAGGAGACATGGGAACACTCAATCGCCTTGTGCGAGAAACCTACTCCAATATCTTTTCCGAGAAGTGTTGGCTGTCAGAGTTTGCAAAAACCATCAACGCCTCGGAGCCACCACCAATCGTTGGAACATTAGACCCTAAAGTTGTTTCAAATTCCACCTATTTTTTCTGTTAAACATGGCCCACACTTATGTAACACCCGAACCTGTAACCTTAGACGGCTTCCAAGCCATCTTAAAAGCAGGGGAATGGGGCTACAAACTATCAGCTCTTGTTAAAGAAGAGCTTGTATCTCAACTTGAAGAGGAGCGTATCTCTGCCTTAGAATGGGCGAGAAGCAAGGCAAAGAATCCTAAGAGGGTTACTGTAAAGCCTGAGCCTTGGGAAGAGCTTGACAATACTAAAGGTACATACCACATACGTTTCAGCTGGAGAGATGGCGACAAGGTTATCCCTGTTGTTGTTGACACAGAAGGAACACAGATTAAAGATAAAGATACACCAATATACAGCGGTAGTAAAGTTAAGATAGCTTTCTTCCAAAAACCTTATGTTCTTCCAAGCGGTGACATTGGTACATCATTGAAACTAAAGGCAGTCCAAGTTATTAGTCTTAACAATGGAGCTGGTGTAGTTGATAATGGAGACATGTCAGTTGAAGATGCAGCCGATCTATTTGGTGCTACCAGTGGTTTTAAGGTTGAAGACCCTAACGTGGAAGCAGCTGGTACACCCGCCTCAGTAGAGGTTGACGACTTCTAATGCGTAGTCATTTAGAAGAACAAGTTGCTGACTTGTTAGATCAGATGAAAGTGCCTTATCAGTATGAATCTGAGAAACTACCTTATCTTATCGAGGCAAACTACATCCCTGACTTCAAGGTTGGGGATATATATCTCGAAGCTAAAGGTTACTTTCCTCCAGATCAGAGGCGTAAGATGAAGGCTGTTAAAGAATCTCATCCAAACTTAGACATTCGTATTATATTTCAATCACCTAATAATAAAATTTCTAAACGCTCTAAAACTACATACGCAAAATGGGCAGAAAAAAACGGTTTCCCTTGGTGTGCTTACTATGCAATCCCAGTTGACTGGCTCCGATGAATCAACCTTCTTATATCACACAAGCTGTGAT